CCGCAGGTATGACTTATGAACCTAGCGACCCTGACCGTGTACTTATCAACGTACCGCCTGAGCACGCCAAATCTACAACTATCACGATTAACTATGCCGTGTATCGAATTGTTACAAATCCCAACATCCGCATAATTATTGTTTCAAAAACTCAGGGTATGGCTCGCAAATTTCTTGGTGCTATCAAGACCAGACTTAGCCACCCAGCCTATATGAAACTCCAGACCGCCTTCGGTCCTAATGGTGGATTCCAGAAGGATGCTACCCAGTGGGCGGCAGATATGTTTTACCTAGGTACAGGACGCGACTCTGGCGAGAAAGACCCTACGGTTCAAGCCTTAGGTATTGGTTCCCAGATTTATGGTGCTCGCGCTGACTTGATTATTGTCGATGATGCTGTGATGGGTACTAACGCCCACGAGTGGGAAAAGCAGATGGAATGGCTTCAAAAAGAAGTTATCACCCGTCTTGGTCGACACGGTAAATTAATTATTGTGGGAACCAGAGTGGCACCAGTTGACTTGTACAAGATGCTGCGTGACCCAGGGCAGTGGAGCGGTGGAGTCTCACCATTTACCTATTGTGCTATGCCAGCCGTTTTAGAATTTGATGAAAAGCCAGAAGCGTGGAAAACCTTGTGGGCAGAAACTGACCGCCAAGAAAACGACAAGGATGACGCACTAGCCAATGGAAATTTTCCCAAGTGGGATGGACCTTCTCTCTTTAAGAGACGCTCTCAGGTATCCCCGTCAGTATGGGCTATGGTTTACCAGCAAGAAGATGTCACTGAAGATTCAATCTTTGCCCCTTCTTGTGTCGCAGGTTCCGTCAACGGAATGCGAAAACGAGGTCCACTAAAGGCTGGAACTCCAGGACACCCTAAGCACCTTGAGGGTGCGTATACAGTTATGGGACTTGACCCTGCTATGGCAGGTGCCACTGGTGCAGTTATTTGCACATACAACAAGTCTGATGGAAAAATTTATGTTTTGGATTGTGTCAATATGACCGAACCAACTCCGCAAAAGATTCAGAACTTGATTGAAGAGTGGGTTGAGAAGTACAAGCCACAGGAACTGCGTATCGAAATCAACGCACATCAGAAGGCTTATGCACTAGATGACAACTTGCGTAATTATTTATCAATCCACGGATGTCAACTGAACTCACACTTTACTGGCAAGAACAAGTGGGACACATCATTTGGTGTAGCGTCAATGGCTTCACTATTTGGCAACACACGAGATGGACGATTCCAAGATAATAACATCATCGAACTTCCAAGCAATGAAGGCTCTGAGGGTCTAAAGACTTTAGTGCAAGAACTCATCACTTGGAAGCCTGATACTAAAAATCCAACCGACTGCGTTATGGCATTATGGTTTGCAATCATTCGCATCCGCGAACTAATGCAACGCTCTTCAAAGGTAGGACAGTTTGCTCAGAATCGTTGGGCAACCCAAGCACAAATTAACCAACGCCAATCCATTAACTTGGATGAAGCCTTCTCATCCCAATGGTCAGACCAATATAGTTAGGACAACAATGGCATTATCAATAGAGCAGGTAGTAGCAAGGGTTGAATCCCTGCGTTATCGTAGTCACGAACGTGATGCGCGTAACCTTGACGTACTTGCCGTCCGTAAAGGAAAGATTGCTGAAGTTTATCCTAACTTCTTTCCAGAGGGCGTTGATGCAAACGTAGTAGCAAACTTTATTGACATTGTTGCTCGTGACCTATCTGAAGTTATGGCTCCTCTTCCAGCGGTTAACTGCTCTGCAGCCAATCAAGTATCTGATAGAGCACGTACATTTGCTGATAAGCGTACTCGTATTGCCTCTAACTATTTCCAACACTCAGACCTAGCAGTACATATGTACTCAGGTGCTGACTGGTATCTAACATATGGATTTGTCCCGTTCATTATTGAACTAGACGATGAAGCAAAACTGCCACGTATTCGCATAGAAAATCCTATTGGGGCTTACCCAGAATTTGACCGCTATGGACGTTGTGTGGCATTTGCTAAGCGTTACTCTATGACACTTGGTGAACTAGTATCTCAGTTCCCAGAGTATGACAGGCAACTCCTTGGTTCAGAGGGGTACAAACAAGACCTTAATGCAACAATTGAAATGGTTCGTTACTACGACAAAGACCAATCTGTAATTTATGTACCACGCAGAGAAAACTTAATTCTTTCCCAGGCTGCTAATCCGCTTGGTAAGATGATGGTTGTCGTTGCACGTAAGCCATCTATTGATGGCGAAATGCGTGGACAGTTTGATGATGTGCTAGGTATTCAGTTACTGCGTAACCGATTTGCATTACTTGCAATGGAAGCGGCAGAGAAGTCAGTACAGGCACCTATCGTACTTCCACAAGATGTGCAGGAACTACAACTTGGTGGCGATGCAGTTATCCGCACAGCCAACCCAGCGGGAGTACGCCGCGTAGAACTTACTCTACCGCAAGGCGCATTTACTGAGCAGAATATTCTTAATCAAGAACTTCGTGTTGGTACACGTTATCCTGAATCTCGTACTGGAAATATCAGCGCATCAGTTGTTACTGGTCAAGGTGTACAGGCTCTTATGGGAGCATTTGATACACAGGTTAAATCAGCACAAGCAATTTTTGCTGCAACACTTCGAGACATTATTCAAATTTGTTTTTGTGTAGATGAAATGATTTACTCAGAAGAAAAAACAATTCGTGGAGTAGATTCGGGTTCACCTTATGAAATTACCTACAAGCCAAGCAAAGACATCAAGGGTGACTATTCTGCTGATGTTCGCTATGGTATGCTCGCTGGTCTTAATCCAGCACAAGGTCTTATCTTTATGCTTCAAGCACTTGGAGGAAAACTCATCAGCCGAGATATGGCTATGAGAGAATTACCATTTACAGTTAACGTAACACAAGAATTAGAAAAGATTGAAATTGAGGATATGCGTGGTGCACTCCTCGGTTCACTTACGGCATACACACAGGCCATTCCACAGATGGCTACTCAAGGCCAGGATGCCTCTGAAGTCGTACGTAAGATTGCTGCGGTTATCAAGGCTCGTCAAAAGGGTCAAGCACTAGAAGACGCAATTGAAGCCACATTCGCTCCGCAGCAACAGGTCCCTCCTGCTGGAGTGCCACAATCGGTTGAGCAAATGTCCCCTGCTCCTGAGGCTGCTCCAGCAGGAGGCGCTCCTTCTCCAGACCAAAGTTCACCAGCACTACCAACAACCCCACCACAGGGAAGACCAGATTTACAAAGCATCCTTTCAAGTCTGACATCATCAGGTGGAGCAAACGCAAGCGTAAGAACAATTCAGCGACGTTAACGAGGTAGGGGACAATGACAACAATCGTTGGTGTACAAACTGAAGACGGTTGCGTCATTGCAAGTGATTCACGCGTTGCAGAGGGTGGAAAAGTTTATACCCATCCCGAGATGGTAAAGGCGGTAGAACGTGGTAGTTATATTATCGCTGGCGCTGGTGACTATCGGGCTTTACAAATTATTTTACACGGATGGCAACCACCGCTAGTAAATGCAAAAGCAAAACAAAATCTTTATGAGTTTGTAATTAACAAAGTAGCACCATCACTTAAGGCAACATTAGTTGAAGCAGGAATTGAATTCAACAAAGGGTCAGAAAACTCTGAGTATAAATTTGAATTACAAATCTTAATTGCTATCAATGGAATCATACTTGAGATTGACAGTGACTTTGCAGTAGCAATGAATGACACAAATTTTTATGCAATTGGTTCAGGCGGAGATTACGCACTTGGTGCGCTACACGCAGGAGCATCTGTACTAGATGCGATGAGAATTGCAGCACTTAATAACAATGCAACATCGGCTCCATTTCATATACTTAAGCAAGAGATTAACTAGGAGGAACAATGGCTGGAAAACCAGGACGTAGCGGTGGTGCCAATGGAGGACCACAGTACAACCCAGCCAATGTCAACGCTATGGGTGGCAATGGGCAATCAGGACAGCCTAAGCCAGGATATACAGGCTTTGCATACGGTCAAAATGGTGCACTAGATGCACAAGCAGGAGCAGCAAAAATGCAAGGAGCACCTGCTGCTGCAGCAGCACCTAAAGTTTCTGGTCCATCATTGATGGATATGGCAGCATTACACGAATCTCAACCTTCTGGTGCACCGATTACTGATGGTGTTGATTTTGGTCCAGGTCGTGGTTCTGAAGCATTACCTGCAAACCTTAATCCTGACCGTCGTGTTATGGAAAATGCTGACCTTATTGCACGTTACTTACCTGATTTAATTAATGCAACACGTGTACAAGGTGCACCTGACTCATATAAGAGGTTTGTTAATTATCTTAAAAGCCAGGTAGTTTAATGCAGTGGATGGAAAATACTTTTTACGACCACTTAGATAAATTTTCTAACTCTCTTGGATTTGAAAACTTTGGCATTGCATTTTGCTTGTCAACAGTAAACTGGCAGAGTACAGAAGAACGAGATACTTTCATTCGTTCAATTACGGGTGCTGACCCACAAGGTGGAACACCATCTACATTTAATCCTGGAAACGTGGTGAAGTAATGTCAGTATGGGATGACTTCACTAATATCCTTAAAGGCGCAGCAACAGGTCTTACTGGTGGTATTGCAGGAGCGGTTAGTGGCGGAGTTAAGGCTGCATTACCAGCGGTAGAGCGCACTGTTGCTCCAGTTGTCGGCGCTGTAGGAAAGCAAATTGCAAAAACTGGTTCTGGAATTATGCAAGGTTTTGGTGCTGCAGGTTATACACCTGGCGGCGGACCAGGAAGTGTAGTTGCTAAAGCGGGAGTAAGTATTGCTGCTCCACAGATTAATCAATTAACTGGTGGTAAGTTAACAACACAGGCTCAGTCTAGTATGGCTGATATTGTTACTAACCAAACAACTGCTAAATTTAATCAATTTGACCCATTGCTTGCAGTGGGAACACAATTAGAAAATAAAGTTTACAGCCCATTGGTTAAACGACCAATCGCTGCTGCTGCTTTGCTAACTGACCCTACAAGTCCTCTATATGATGCAGGTACATATGGTGCTGGATTTCAGCCATCTGACTTACAGGCAGCATATAATAGAACTAAGGATGTTTCACTTGGTATTGCACTTACAAAGTCATACCTAAATCCATTTCATATAACTGGAATTTCTGATGCAATCCTATCTAATGGTGGGGTTAACATTGACAAAGTTAATCTTTGGGACGATAAAGACATCAAGAAGAATTTTACAGATAATACAACTGGACGTTATATGTCTGGTCTTACAGATGCAGTAATCGGAAATGTAGCAATTCAGGCTGCTACTTCTGGTTCTCTTTCATTACTTAAGATGGCATCAGCAAGTGCTGGTCTTACAACTGCTCTTAAGATGGAAGATGTTAATAGCATCATCAAGTTTGAAAAGAATGTAACTGACCATCTTGATTATGTTAATACCAACGGAACATCAGGAACTAGAACTGTACTCGGTGCAGATATAGAACGTCTTGCTAAGTCAAATGATGTCAATGAGATTGCTGACATCCTAGAGCCACATAGCAATAACCCACGTCTTATCAACATTGT